CTACATCGTTTGCTTTTCTTAATGCAGCACGTTCTTTGTAAGAATTAGAAAGTAATTCATTTTGCTTTTTAAATGAAGCATAAGTTGATTGTACTAACTTTTCTTGATTAGCAATTACTTCATCACTTGCTCCTGAATTTTGTAAAGCAGCTAAAGTATCACGTTCTCTTAAAAAAGTACTTTGTGCTAAAATTGTATTTTTTTTGTTTAAAGCAATTTCTTCTTCTTTGTGTTTTAAAGCTAATTTTCTTAATTCTTCACTTGAAGCACCTGCTGCTTGAGCTAATGCGTATTGTTGGTCATTATAAGATTTTAACCTGTTAGAAGATTGTGAAGCAGTTAAACTTTGTTCCTTTAATGCAGCAGTATTTTTTCTTGTAGAACTTGCGGCTTTTTCATTTGCATCAGATGAATCTTTAAAGAATTTAATTAGTTTATATCCACCAACTAATAATGCAGTAATAGAAGCAACTACTAAACCAATAGGATTAGCAGCCATTGCAGCGTTCCAAACATATTGAGCAGCAGCACTTGCTTTTTGAAATACAGTAGTAGCTTGAATTGCAGTTCCTAAAGCACGAACACTTTTTGCTCCAAGAGTAATTGATTCAATACCTTGTGTAATAGCCATTGCAGATTGTACTTTCAGTATAGCTTGTTCTACATCTTCAGATTCAGAACCAAACAAAGACATAGAACCTTGAACCAAACTAAATCCACCTGCAGCAGCATTTAATGAACCTGTTAATTTTTGGCTCATTGTAGTTGCAGCATTATCTACAACCATATCAGTTTGTATCTGAACTTTTCTATAGTTACCTACAGATGTCAATAAGTCTTTAAACTCTTGCGTTCCTTGCTTACCTGCTAAAGCTAATTCGTAAAGCCTATCTTCAGCTTCACCCATTCTTGTTGTTAATGGTTGTAAGTCACCATAAACTTCTTCAAATGTAGCATCTAAATTTGTTGCAGAAGTATCAACTGCTTTTATGGACTTCGCAAAATTGTCAAACTCTTTAGATGCAGTATCTACGTTTGATTTAATATGAAGTTCAACTGTTTTTATTTCTGCCATTTTATATATCTTTTAATTTGATTAAATCCTTTTGTCCAACTGTTTGGCAATTCGTATTTACCTTTCGCTATTTCTATTGTTTCACTTTCTCCGTAATGGTCACCCATCATCAAAAGATTTAATATTTCTTTTATCATAAAGTTCTAAAATCGTTTATTAATTCAAAGTCTACTTCACCACTTGTCAAGTCTATTTTCATATTATTAATAATATATCTTTTATCTCGTATTATTAATCTATTATTTAATTTGATAGAAGTTAATAAGCTAATAGGTAGTAAAGCCTTTATGTCGTATTTTCTTGCCTTTTGGTTATAGATGTTTTCTAAATAAGATTGATAGTAATCAGCATACAAACTATTGTTTATAGGTGTTAATAATAAACTACTAATATCTAAACCAAAATTCAATGAATGGTTAACACTACTAATCAAAGTATCTTGACCGAATGCATTGTAAGTAGTTATGTTTGTTGCTGAACCTGTACCTTTTAAATAGAAATTACAAGATTGTAATGTGCCATAATCATATAAAATAATTGGCTTTGGTATATATGGTTTAAAATCTGTTTTTAAAGAATATCCTACTTGTAAGTTCTGACCTGTAAATTTGTTAAATAATAAATTCTCAAATGGAAGTTGAACATTATACTCACTACCTTCAGAATTCAAATCAGCTTTTAAATCACCATATTCAAATCCGTTATCAGACAAGTATTTAACGTTCATAAAACTTTCACTTTTAGTGTAGTTGAAGTTAATCTTTTTAAACGTTTCTAATTTACTAATATCAAAATCATCACTTAATGTGTGTTTAGATATGTCTTTTATATCTCCTGCAGCGTACCAATCTTCTAATTGTTCTATAGTATAAACGTTTTCTTCGTAACCTAAACAAGTTAAATTAAACATTTTTAAAATACCAATAAAGAAATCTTCTACTTTCATATCAGGCATATAAGAAGAAATATTTAAAACAGAAGAAGTAGTTTGGCTTGTTGATTGAGTTGCTGTTGCTGTTAATTCAGAACTTGGAGCTTCTACAGTAAGTTGAGATGTAAATGTTATAATGTTTTCAGATTGAATATAAAACTCATAAGTACCTGAATTTTCAGTATTATAAGAAGTGAAATTCATTAAGTCAAAATTATTTGTAGCAGATGAAGTGTTTGGACAAGGTATGTTTAAATACTGAACACCGTCTTTGTAAACAATTACATTATAGTTTACATCTGTAGTAGTAGTTGTTAAACTTAAACTTACAAAAGTTTCTTCAAAACTAATAGGGCTTGTGTATATTAACGTATCTTGTAATGTAGAAAAAATCCACCCTTTAATTGGGAAACCCGAAGAAGTATTAAAGTTTATTTTACTTAAAGAACTTTTAGAAATAAACAAGTCTGAATTTTTTAACCAAAGAAAAGCCCTTGTAAATTTTTGATTACTTAAAAAAGAACCATTAAAAGTAATTCCATAAGTATCGGCTATTGCTTCAAATATTTTACTTATTCTTAATGCAGGAAATAGTTCGTTATACAAAATAGGGTATGAAGAACCTGTTATATTTTCAGCACCAACATCGGACCACAATCTATTTGAAGTTATTAATGGAAATTTAACATCATTATTTACACCATCTTTTACTCTATTTATAACTTCAGTAGGGCTATAATTTATATTGTAATCTGAAAAATCTAATTCAGAAAGTTTTTTACCCGCAAACGTGTCTTTTAAAGAAACTAAACTACCAAAGAAAGTGATAGTATAATTTTCAGGAACTCCATTTTTAATAGTAGCTTTTTCTAATTGAATATTCCCTTTTCTAAAAGGTATAGTGTCTAATTCAATATAAGCTTTCTTTCTTTGTCTTGCATCAAATCCACCATCAATGCTACTTTCATACCAATGTGAAAAGATAGCATTGTTTCTTTCATTAGCAGGAATTGTAAATGATTGACTAAAATCTGTGTAAATTTTTGAAATGTCTGAAGCATTTTGAACTGAACTATTTATAGATATTTTTTCATCTTCAAATAATTCAATTCTTCTTGCTACATCATTTATGTAAATATATAATCCTACTGTTACCATTAAATTACGTTGTTAATTAAGTTAAATGCATAATCAAATTCTATTTCGTAATTGATATTTTTATCTTGCAATGAAGTTTTTAATGTACTTGCTTGTGTCTTAACCTCAACAGGTTTACCATCTAACAAAACTGTTTCACTTAATAACAAATCTTGAATTAAATCAGAATAATTTTCAGGTACAAATCCTGAACTTAATTTAACTGATTGTTTACCATTAATGTTAAATGATTTACTTTGCCCTTTAGATACGTTGTAATTAATCGAATCCTGCAATAGGTTATAATTACTGCCTTGCACATTTATGTTGTTAGTTTGTGCTTTAAAGAACGTTAAAAACTGCCATCCACCAAATCTGTTTACATAAGAACAAATAACAGGTGAATATTTAGGTTCGCAAACAGGAATTACTTTGTAAATATATTGTGATTCAGTATCTAAAATATGGTCAATTGCACTAACAAGACAAGTTTCTGCTTCAAATGTTCCTCCATCAGCTAAAACTCTTGTCTTGAAATTAAAGTTGTAAATTTTTAAATAATTTCCATTTGCATAATTGGAATTTAATATTGACAAAGGTATTTTAATAACTCCTTTAGTTGAAGTATATGTTACAACAGTTGGATTTAATCCTGCTAAATCAGTATATGTTGCAGTTAATGTGTCAAAAGCACTTCTATTAACTAATATATTAACATAAGGAATAGATTTTGTAATATCGTATCTAATTTCTTTTGCATTATCAGACAACAACATAAAAGTATTTGATGCGTTTGTATGGTTATACCCATCTAAATATTGCGTATAACCATTAGTTCCTAAATATGTAGTAGTGTCTAATAAGGTGTAAGAACCAACAGAAGTTTCTTTGTATCTTTTAACTTGTACGTTTGCCCAAATTGAAGTTGAATCTAATTCAGCAGTAGAATAAACAGGTGCTACATTGTCAATGTATTCTTTTACAAAAGGACTAATGTTATAGACGTTTTCTATTTGAGTTGAAGAAGCAATAGATTTACTAAATGTATAAGTAGCAGGTGTTGGAGCAGCTCCTGTACCATTCCAAATTCTTAATTCTATTTTAGAACCTACTTGCCCTGATTCGTTTACTGTTATGAAGTATGGACTTCTTGTATATATTATCATTCCCTTATTTTATATTTGTTAAATTATAATCTATCATTGTATCTATATCTTGACTAAATGCCTTCATTAAGTCTGTATCTATGTATTTCTTATATCCTGCTTCAAAAGGTTTTGTAAAGAATAAACTTGGTTTAATTCCTTTGTGAAAAATACTTCGAGAAATAAGATACCCTGTTTGCTGATAACTCATAAATTTCCCATTCTCTTTGTTTCGGAACTGAAAACGTTTCGCTTGTACCCATTCTAATATACTTTTAGTTAAACCACCTTTTTTACCTGTACCTGTACCAAATCTAAATGGACTATTTGGAGATTTAGCTGAACTTGATGCTCCACGAACTCCTTTGTCTTGAAACATTCCATAATCAGCCATTTTAAAGCCTACTATTGAATAATTATCTTCAGTAAGTATTTCGCCCTTCAAACTATTATATAGTTCTTTAGAAACGTTCTTACCACCTTTAGATAAATTACTTCTACTTTGTTGTATAACGTAATCCCTAAAGCGTTTTAATACTGCGTTTACTTCTTTTAATTCTTGTGCCATATTAGCAGATAGTCATAGTATTTTGTGCAATCACATTCATTGTAACAGTTACACCTGCAATCTTGTTTTCAAATCTGTCTACAAAGTATTCTATACTTGCACCATCTTGTAGTTGATAACCATCATCAAATAAATCACCACGTCTTAACATTTCAAGTAATCTTGTAGCAACCATTTGTTGTGTGTTTAACACATCCTGCTCGTTGTCATTACCTACAAATATATCAGTAGTAGCTTCTTTAGACTCATCTACTATATCCATACACAAAACAGAAATACTATAGTTAAATGTACTCCCATTATAAGCTGCTGAATTAATCATTATATGTGATAAAGGGAATATCGTTTGCTTGTTCAAGTCAATTTTAAATATATCACCAATGGTAACTGTATTTACAAAAGTATCATCATCTAATTGATTTTTGATTGCTTGACTTATTTGGTAAAATCCTTTCATTATTTTTTATTTATTAATTTCATTTCTATATCTGTTTTCTCTTTTTCAAAAGTTAACCAAGTTAAACTTTGCGTGATGGGTAACTTGGAAACTTCATCAAATCTTCTAACGTTTCCTTGAGCAAGAGCATAGATACTTGAATACCATCCCCAACGTTTTCCAAATTGTGCTTGTTCAGAATATTCTGCAGTTCCTGATTCCCCTCCAAATAGTTTATCGTACTTTTCAATAAGTCGTTCCCTAAAGTGTAAAAAAAAACCATAGCACCTAATACTACATCTAATGGTGCGTGTCGCATTACATCAGCATACGTTATAGAACCTTTGTATTCTTCTATTTGATATTTGTTGCCTAACTTATTTGTAATCGGTCTATATAATACTGCCATTGCGTTATGCATTGTGTCCCAATCTGTAATATAATTATCCAAATCCATATATTCACCTGTACTCATTTCGTCAAGGTTAGGAATAAACCCAAACTCTACTCCACCCATTTTAAAGCGTTGTATAAATGCATTTTCTTTTGTGAATAGACTATTAATGTTTGCAGTAATTTCTGCTACATCTTTGTATCTAATTTGAGCTACATCTTTTAAATCTATACCACAAAATAATTGCACCATCTTCTGCTGCAAAAATTCACTTTCTTCATTGTCTTTTGCTATAGATAAAAACTTTTGATACTGTGCAAGTTTTATATCGTTTAGCGTTGTTGGTATTGTTAATTCTATTTTCATTATGTTTTGTTTTATTTATAAATAAACATTTCACATTATTGTATTAAAGGCATAAAAAAAGGCAGCCATTTCTGACTACCTAATTAACCAACATATTTAAAACTTATTTAATCTTCATCTGCTCGTTCACATTGTTTGTCACAATATGTTTTTTCACAAGCTTCACCGCAATACCTGCATTCATTTTCAGGGTATTCATTTTGGTAGTCGTAGTATTCCATACCTATTAGTTTAAAATTTCAACTTCAGCAATATTATTCAAACCTACAGTAGACCAACAAACGCCATTGAAATCTTTTATTATAGCGTGTCCTTCTCCTAAATGTTTTTCAACATAACCTGAAGCTTTCATTACATAATATCCATCTTTGTCATAAGATTGTACTTTTGTACCTAATTTAAAATTTTCAAAATTTGCTTTCATAATTTCTGATTGTTTGTTTGTTTGTTGGTACAAATATACATCAGTTATTAACAATACAAAACTATTTACAAATTTTAACAAAACTTTAACATTTACACTTTCAAATATTCTTCAGCAATTTGATACATCTTCTGCATCTTTTTTATCTCACCTATATTTCTCGGTAAGTTAATTGATACTTCAATACCTTTAACGTGATGAATGTAACATTGAATAGTTGCTATGATTTGTGCGTATGTCATTGTCTATTTGCTTTGCAAATTAATAAACGTAATAAGTTCCTTTGTTTGGATTCTCTAACTGATATGATACTATGTACCTTAAAGCATCTATCAAGTGGTTATGGTTGTCTATAGGTGTGTTACTTTTCTTTTCTAACCAACAATAGTTATTTAGTTCCCTGATTAAATTAATTGATTCAGGTGTGATTATTAAATCGTAATCTTGTAGCAAAGCTATTCCAAATGTAACAGAACCTTGACCTTTAATTGCAGGTACTATATTTAATCCTGCAGTTTGTAATTCAGATATCAATCTTGGTTCAGCAGAATCAGCTACAATTAAACTATCCAAGCAATGCTGCTTGTTTAACTGATAAATCTGTGATGTAGTTAATGCAGGTAGATAATATCTTTCGTTGATATATATCTTCTTGTTTGCTGTGTCTATATTACATTCTACTAATGTAGTAGGGTCATTACTAAATCCAAAATCCTGACCAAATGCAGAAGCACCCACTTGTTTGTATTCACCTATGGTCCAATTATTAAAGATTACACCTTCAGCTTTATCTAACCATCCACCTAATATTTGATGCTTATACTTTTCAGGTCGTCTTTGCTTGATGTTTTCAATTTGACTTATAAAAGATTCTGATAGGTTTTCTATATTATCTAAATACGTTGTGTGTATGTAAGTAGTGTCACCTTTAATTAAATTAGCTCCTGCTTGAATTCCTTTTTCTTCAAAGAACTTCTTATATATGAAGTGTTCTTTTGTTGCAGGATTCAGGACCAATAGAACTCTATTCTGTACACCTTTAGTTCTAATACTGAAGTCAA